GGTGACTTCATAGGAAAGCTGAACACAGTTGTACTGTCAGGCTTCATAACACATGGCTCACTTGGTATACCACTATCTTTCATAAACTGTGTGAGTGGGTCTTTGTTATCACCACGTACAGTTCTAACGTAGTAATCATTATGTCTAGCATGAATACCTGAAGCACTGTCAACTAATTGACTAACTGTACCACTAGGTTTGACACAAGTGATTGCAGTTGACTGAGGAATACCTAAGTCTTTAGCTAACTTCTTATTAGTTTCTACTGCTACATCTCTTAGTATTTGTAGAATTTCTTCTGTCCATATAGGGCAGTCAAGAATACCAGTAAGAGATACACCTAATAGTCTTTCTTCTTCTGTATTATCTTTCCATATCTTACGCAGATATTTAAAGTTAGTTAGAGTTGATTGGAAAGTACCTAAGATTGTAGCCATACGTACCTTTTCTTTTAAGGATACTAGGTCATCCGTAACTCTACACACTACCTCTGTAAGATTACAAAACTGATATGGTCTAAGAATAATCTCACTACATGGATTGCACCCAAAGTAATAATCAGCATCTCGTCTGCCATTCTCTAATGCTTTTACTTTAGCAGCTTGTCTATTAAAGATTCCACGTTCACCTGATTTAGACTCATACAATGATGTCCACTCTCGCATGAATGTACCCATTTCAGGCTTACCTTTAAATGCAACAGAGTTATTAGCTAGTGCTCTCTGTCCTTCATTCTCCCACCATTGACCTGACTTAGCATGTCTCATTTGGTCATCACCTAAGTTAGACAAAGAGATAAGAGCAGAACGTCTGACACCACCAACAACTACAACTTCACCAATCTTACACATCAAGTCGTGACATTCAATAGGAAACAATCGTCTGCCTTTAGCACCTTTAAACTTCTGTATACAAAAGTGAAACAACTCTATGAGAGGTGCAGGTCCTGATGCTCTACCACCAAATGTTTTTAATCTAGCACCTGCTGGTCTTACTTCTGATGTATCCCACTTTGGTATTTGACCAACATATAACATAGCAATAAGTTCTCTTAATGACTTTGCCCATCCGGGTCTGCTGTCTGCAACTTTTATGATAGTAGTGCTGTCTTCAAAGTGCTCGTTGACTATAGGTAACTTATCTACATTCTCACGTTCAACAGAGAAGCCAACACCAGTGCCACACATAAGTATATACATACATTCATCAAATGAACGTGGACTATCTACTGGTATGTAGCTACAATTATAGCCACCAACGTGGCATCTGTCTAGAGCAGGTCCTGAAGTCATCAAGGCTCTCATGCTAGGCATAACACCTAATGACATTATCTGCTCTGTTAGTTTACCCTTGAGTGCTTTAGTAACAGTGTAACCATGATTATTCTCTAGATGAGATTGCATATAATCAAAGTATCTGTCAACAGTTTCACCCCAATTCTCTCTTCTTTGTTCTTCATCTTTCCATCTTGCATAGCGAGAGAGTGCTATGAAGTTTTGGTAATCTGTGGGTAGGTAATTTCTCAACATTTATTTCTCCTCTGTAATTGTTTTTAAGCTTTTAATTTTTAAACCTTCTACATCATATATCATATCTTTAATATACTCTTCTATTTCTTCTCCTACTTTTCCATCTGCAGGTATGGGATATTCTTCTTTATCTACAGCTAGAGTTATGAGCAGTTTAACTTTTATCATCATAGACCTCAATGAGTTTATTTAAATACCACTGTGCTTTTTTGAGGTCTTCTACACCATTCTTGTATCTAAATCTCCATAAGTATTTGACTATGTTACCTTGTAGGTAATAATCAAAACCATCTACTAACATAGCCTCTAGAGCATCTATAGTCTCTATACCTGCTTTATTATAATGAAGAGGACTATTAACCATATCTGTAGAGGAGTCTTGTTTATTGACACCACTTAAATATTTAACTTGATCCTCTTCTGATTTGTTTCTTAGCTTCTCTGCCATCATTTTCATAAACTCCATATGTCTCATTGTTACTTCTTACTATTAAAATTTAAGGTTATAACATTACCATCAATAACTGTTGACACCTTAGACTTAGCTTTACTTTTAGCTTCTTCATCATCTCCGTACACAAAATCTTCTAACCTAACTACTAGAGTAGGGTCTTTCTCCATCAAGGCTACGGTAGAGGCAACTAGTTGACATAGATGCAGTAAACTACTTTTGCTTTCATCGTCTAGCTTGGATTCATTAGATGCTATAATATTAAGCTCTACTTCTCCATTCCAATAACTGCCTTCACTCTTAGGTACAAATTCTATAAAACATGAATTTGGGTTTCTGTTGTCTATCATAATATTATCTCCTTACCTTTGTACCTGAAAACTTAATGAATTTCAAGTGTTTATTTTTACCTTTTTCTTTTAACCAATCTTCTGGTATTATTCTGTCATAGTATCTAAATCCATACTTTATACACCACTGTGCATAGTTAGACTTAGCTCCTTTACTAAGCTTGTTTTTACTATTTGTAAAGACAAATCTAATATCTAGTTTAGGATGTTGCTTTTTTATACAGAGATGTTTCTTTCTGTCTGCTGCTAAGAACCTTCCTTTAGTTTCTATTATTATACCATTCTTTAATATAAAGTCTGGGGTATAGGTACGGTAGGTTAAGTCTTCCCACTCTATCTTCATACTTTCATATTCATATAAGTAATTTAGTTTATCTAAAAATATAGATAGCTTGTGTTCTAAACCACTCCTATACCCATTCTTTATAGCATCCCTTCTTATTTGATGAGGAGACATTAGCTATTTAACTCTATGTAAGAAACAATGTTAGGTATTTTAGCTTTAGACATAACGGCTGGTTTATCAGTTAAATCCCAACAATCATATCTATAGTCGCAGAATCTACAGTTTTTATTAAGTACTGTATTACCTGTTTCTTTACCTCTAAATGTTTCAATCTCAGGCTCAAAGCATCTCTCAAACTTATTCTCTTTTACTGTAGCAGATGTTCTCTCAATCTTAGCTATCTCTTCATCTAAGTTAAGTCCACTTGCAGGTACATATTTAAAGTGACCATTGGCTTTGTTTACAACCCACCAACCACCTACTTTCTTGCCTGAAGCTTTTGCATAACCAGCAAGTTGTCCTACATACCCAAAGCCATCTCCATCTTTTACAGTATCAAAAGACTCAAACTTATTCTTGTAAGACCAATCAGATGCTGACTTAACATCATCAACTGCTCCATCTATAACTAAGTCATATGAACCTAAGACATCTGTATCTTTTAGTTTAAGAACTACATTATCAGAATCCTCATACTCAACTTTAGCACCTCTGAGTAAACCCTTGAAGACTGCTTCAACTATATCTCCTAACATCATGTTCATCATAAAGTTATTTGATTTAGGTAAAGCAGTTTCAGGTTTATTCTTCTCATACCAAAGCTGACATGTAGGTCTGCCTACATTAGACATACGTAATCTAAAGTCTCCTCTTTTAGTTTTCCCACCAAACTGACGTTGCAATGAATCTTTTACATCATCTGCTACTTGATTAATAACTTCATCTGACATAGTGGATTTACCATTGACTGCATCTGTCATGTATTGATGCAACTTCAGTTCAGCGAGATGATTCATCAGTTACTACCTTCTATATCAATAAAGGACTCAACTGTTTCCATCTCTTCTTTAGACACAGGATTCTGTCTTGACTCTACCTTTTCTTCCCACTCTTTACAGATGTAGTCATTGAAGTTCTTTATCCAATCAACAAAGTCTCCAAATAACTTTTGGTCTTCATCTGTAACATCAAAGGATTCACCAAAGTCTACCTCTGCAATAGGAGTATAGAAGCTACTTCCATTAGGTAGTTCATTTGCTTTAGTACCATTGAGATGTATCAAGTGCTGTATAGGTAATCTAGATTTCTTAACATAAGCATTGAACTGTTCACCCAATGTTTTGAAAGCATCTTTATTATCTATTTCCCAAATAAAAGGAACATCTCCTAGTAACACAGACTCACCCTTTTCATTTGTAGGTTCATCTAATGTAACCACACCAAAGATAACACGCACACGTTTAATCTGTCTGATTAAGTCTTGCATGTCTGGTGCTAAAGCTTTGAAGTCCTCTATGTAACCAGATGGTTTGCCACAGTTAAATCTACCAGTGTTATCTTTCAAATCTGTATTTAGATTATCAGACATAATGGTTCTGTGAAACATACCTTTAGGTTCACCTGCTTTTGCACTAAGGTTTGCAATGTATCTTCTTAACATAAACCTCTGCATAAATGGGCGAATACTAATATTCTTAGCATAGTAATATGTAGAGCCTGACTCTTCAATTACTTCTAATCTATATGCTCCACCCTCAATGACTTCAACATTAGCCATCTTACCATTTACTTCAGCTTGACCCATCATGGGTGTGTGCCATATCCTTAGTCTGTTTAAGTTACCAGACTTCTTTGGCTTTGCAGAAACCTCTGTAGCTATTCCCATAGCTTTAGCTAAATCTGCATAGCTATCTGTATTTATATTTATTAAATCATTCATCTATTTTTTTCTCCTTTCAATGAGTGCTTAGTTATATCATGCCACATCTTTAGTGTCAAGCCAATTACTACCTATTTTTGCCTCTAATAATAAAGGCACGTTGAACGTAATTTTAAACTCACTTTCTATAAGTTGTATCATATTAGTGTTAGTTAGTTGTATTATATGTAATACTTGCTTTTCTTCCGTTGGGTGTACATCAATCACTATTGAATCATGTACACTGTTAACCACACAAGACTGTAAAGTCTCTAATTGTTTTTCTATATACATAAGTATCAAAGGTACTATATCAGCAGTAGCAAATGATTGCACAGGATAATTCTTTATCTGTGTAAAGTTAGATATCTTACCAGACATAAGTCTTTGCACATCCGGGAAAGCAAACTGCCTACCTGATGGTGTAGTTATCTTACCTGTAGCTAGAGCTTCTTTAGCCAATCTGGTGTGCCATGATTTGATTCCTTTGTACTTTTCTGTGAAGTGCTCGTAGTATGATGCTTCTGCTTTACTCCTACCAAACCCAGTCGCACCATATAACGGTGCAAACGTGTGTGCTTTAGCCTCTTGCCTAGTCGTTGGTTGACCAGCATCACTGATAACTTTAGACGTATACGCATGTACATCAAATCCAGTTGCCACTTCCTCAATAGCGACTTTATCTTGTGATAAATATGCCGCAGCTCTAAACTCAAGTTGTGCAAAATCTGCCTCCAATATCTTTCCATTATCCCAACGTGACACAAACACTTTCTTAACAGGGAACGTACCACCTCTAGGCATGTTCTGCATGTTAGGGTCTGCACCACTAAACCTACCAGTAGATGTTCTGTGTTGTAGTAGTCTTACATGCAACTTACCATCAGGCTTTACGTAAGTCTTAATGCCTTGCACAAAGGATGACAAGTAAGTATCTAGGGCAGACAATCTCTGTAGGTCTGATAAGAAACTCATTGCCTCTGTCATGTTCATCTTCTTAGCAGAATCATGTAACACATCAAGAAACTTTTTATTAACACTAAAACCATTAGCACTTACCCATTTAGCTGATGGAGCAGAGAACTTTAATCCTGCTATCTTAGTGCTATTAGTAAAAGTGTAGCCACTGCCAATGCAAGTATGACACTTGGGTTGTTTAACATAAGGGTTTCCATCTTTTCTTACCTTTCTCATAAAGCCTGATCCATAACAGTCTTTGCATTTTACAGCTATAGTTCTGTATATGATATCAGATGTTTCATTTACCACTTGTTTATAATTAGATGTCTTCATGTATGAATCAAAGTTATGTGTCCATATAGTTTTATCTCTAGGCTTTCTACTATAAATAACCCAAGACATTTGCTCTGGACTATTTAAATTAATAGGTGTGTCACCCATCAACTGCTTTACTTGCACTTGCAGACGTTTCTCTATCTGCTGTTTCTCAGATTCAAATTCAACTCTAACTTCTTCTAGCTTATCTAAATCAACTGCAAAACCTTTCTGATATATTCTAGCTAAAGTTAATGCCACTTTGTTAGTTAGTATTACTGTGTCCATCAACTCACTATACTCTACGTTATTTAGTTTCTTATATATCTCATCTGACAACTGCTGTGTAGCATGTAAGTCTGCTGACAAGTATTCAGACAATTCATCAGGTGGTATATCAGCAACAGAGAAACCTTTCTTAAAGTATTCTTTTAGGGTGTCTTGTTTCTGTGTAGCTAACTCATATCTTTCTGCACATGCCTCAAGTGACAATGCTTTCTTGACACCTCGTTGCAGTACATATTCTCCAAGCATAGTATCAAAGACAGGACCTGTGTATTCCAATCCACATTCCCATATCCACATCAAGTCGTGTACTATGTTATGCCCAATAAGTATTGTGCAATCATTTAGCAACTCTTGTATCTTAGTGTGTGCATCTGTGTCTGTTGACATTCTGAATAGATACTCTTCATTTTTGTCTGTCAAACACCCTACCATTATCAACTCATTCTCTGTTTCAAATGGGTCTAGGTGTAGCTTACCATCTCTAGTGGTAACTGTATTTTCTACGTCAAGTGTTAGTTTCATCTAGTTTCTCCTTATGTTTCTTTAAATACTTAACTGCTCTTTTTACTTTTGTCAAGTCATCTTTAAATCCACCTAGTCCTGTATTGCAATGATGGCATATCCAACCTCTGAATGTTAGAGTGTCATGGCAATGATCTAGAACCCACTTAGACATTTTAACTTGTCCATACTGACCTATCTCTGTAGCATCACGATTACATATAGGGCAACAGTAATCCTCGTTAGGATATGTATTCTCCTTACGTAACTTCTTTAAAGTTCTATAGTGACCTTTCATACATGAGTTACACGTTCTTTTTACTTCACCAGAAAACACAACATAGAAATTAGTTACAGGTTGTTCTACATTACACTTTATGCATACGTAACTTTCTTGTGGTACATTCTTTGGTTTAGTGTAACCAAATAGATCAGGGTAATCATTCATGCCTCATACCTACCAACTTGGTAATCTAGCTGACAAGTAATAACTCCATGCCAACCTGACAATTTATTCTTGACAATATTAAGATGTCTCTGCAAATCCTCTTCATCACCATCTTCTTGCTTTGGTGGATTCTTTGCAATCAGTATCATCAGATCAGCTTCAGCGGCTTTACCAGTTCTACTGCCTTCCATCATTGATTGATTGAGTAGTATCTTACCCTCTGCATCAGCAGATAGTTGAGACATATAGAATACTGCACACTCATGTTGCTTGGCAATCATACGAGCATGGATAGCATTAGCTTTGAGTGCCTCATCAGGTCTTGCAAAGCCACCACTTCTAGCAAACTTATCTCCCATATCAAGCAGTACAACATCAGGCTTGTATGACTTACAAACACTCTCAACCCAAGACATATCACGACCAGTAGCATCCTTAATCTTAACCTTATCTTTGATTGGTGCATACAAGTCTCTTGCTCTACTTGGATTAGACTTGATCTGTTTCATAGTCATACCAGTAGATGCAGTCAAATATCTAGCACCAACTCTGTGACTACCCTCTTCATTACACAAGACAATACAGTTAGCACCTTGATGTGCAAATCCTCCCGGAGATGCAATCATACTTGCATGAAAAGATGTCTTACCTGTATTAGGTCTAGCACCTACCTCAATCAAGTGTCCAGCATTGATACCTTCAAGTTGTCTTGTCAATGCAGGTATGTTGAAGTTCCAACGTGCCTCAAGGTCATTCTTAGCTAATAGTGTATCTATATCCATATCATCCCACTCCACATTTAAATCAGGTGTAAAATCATCATTGTATTGCTCTAGTAACATACGTAAAGGTTCTAGACTAGTCTGTTGTCCATTGACATAATCAAAACCTAGATTAGCAATGTCCTCGCCAACAACTTGTTGAAACAGTTTAGATAGAACCTCTTGTGCTACATCTGAACCTAGAGGTTGTTCATTCTTGATAGACCTAAACAAAGATAGGTATGCTTGTTTCTGTGCAGTAGACATAGATGGATTGCTTGATATAAACAAAGCCTCAATCTCATCAGGTGTTACTGTACGTTCATACCTATCCATAGCTGAATCTATAGCAGCTTTAATCTTCCTAGCATCTTTGCTAAACAGTCTGTCTGGACATCTAGCACCACGATGCTCCTTGTAGAACTCCTTGTCCATCAAACTTCTTAGTAGTGAATTTTCCATATATATTACTCCTTCGGGGTTAGTTTATATAAGTTATTAGTATCTTCGTCATTTCTATATTTCAAGTCATCTTGCAATCTAAGCACACGTATGTTGTCTACATAGCTACGTAGCTCTTTTGCAAATTGTAGTATCTTAGGCAATGCATCCGGGTCTAATGCAATAATAGCAGTTGAGAACTGTGAGAGGTATTGCTTATGCTCTTCTGACAAAGAAGTTCCAAGTATAGCCACCCCCGTGTGTATACTGCTATTTACAACACAAGCACTTACACAGTCCTCAACAACTACTGCGACCCTACCACAACCATAAATGTATGGCAAGGGGTTATTCCCATATCTTTTCCACTTAGGCAGACGTTTACCTAATGACCTACCAGTTGCATCAACTAACTTACCATTATGTTCTATGGGAAACACCACTCTGTCATCCTTCACGTCATACTGTAAGTTTAGTTTGTCTGCATCTAGTCTCCACCTTTCACAGAAAGATACGAGGTTATTCCTATTGTTATGTGGTACAATGTATTCAGGCATCTCAAATGTATCATCTGTAGTGACTTCTCTCTTTGCACTCACAGACTTGATATCATCTACAGATAACCTAACACGTGTACTACCACTTAAACTACAGGAAATCTTATAACAATTCCACACCAGCGAACCCATATTATTTGTAGCAGTAAATGTTTTATAAGAATTACAAACAGGACAATTAATTCTACGTGTTTCATCCATAGGTATGTTTAAATCTTTAACAAATTCTAATATATTATACATTATATATGTTCCTTATATAGTATATGGTTTCGGACAATGTGAATGTCTTGTAACATGGGATTAACAATGTGTCAATTTTTTTCTTGTACTTAATGCTAAATTAGCTGAAGCAAAAGTATTTTTCATGTAAGGCTTGACACTCTGTGGATTAGTATGCCCTGTAACAGACATAATATTTCCCATTGATACACCAGCATCAACCATTTCAGTTGTACCAGTTCTTCTTAGGTCGGACAGTCTAAGCTCTTTAGATAGTCCTGCAGAGTCCATAATCTTTCTACCCTCTACTGGTAGCTTAGTAATGGTGTAGGGTAGGTGTATGCCTCTCCTAGGGCGAGGGCGAGGTGCTACATATTCTTGGAAGCCAAAATCTTCTTTCTGTTGTAGAAGCATTTTACTTAGTCCATCAGATATAGGTAGAAACACCTCTGCTCTCCTCTTAGATTGTTGTATATGCATCTTCTGTTCTAACAAATCTAGATTATCCCATTTGATAACACGCATATCACCTAGTCTTTGACACCACTCATATGCCATTTGCACAATCAATCCTAAACTTCTAGTGTAAAAATCAGAATAGGCTACGTCTAGATATGCTTTCACATCTGCTTGTGTCCACACTACCTTTCTAGCTATAGGTGTTCTTCTCTTTATACTTGAGAATGGGTTGATTGTACAATGCTCCATATGTATGCCATAATTGTAGACAACTCTCGCCACAGACATGACATGATTAGCAAGGTGGATTCCTCTCTCACACCATTGCTCATATGAAACTTTAGCCATCTTGGTAGTGATATCAGCAAAGTTGATACTGCCTAAATTTTGTGCATCACCAACTTTTGTGTCTAACACTACACCAAGAAAGTATTGATATTGTACTTTAGTTTCATCTCGTAAGCTCTTGAAATCAAAAGATAAATAGTACTCATCAATTAAACTTGACAATCTTTTATTTTTTATATTCATATGCTCCACTCCATCTACTATAGTGACCATGTTCACATTCAACTGTAGCATCCACTATGTTAGCAAGTTTATGTTCCATTCCCTCTAACTTACATATCTGCTCATAATCTATTGGACATTTATCATCTGTCTGTGCATTGATACTCCGTAAGTCTTCAAGCATTTGTAAGATTTGTTTTGACTCTTGTTGTGTCAAGTTCAGTATCTTATTTATTTCTTTTGTTTTTTTAGTCAT